CATTTAAAAAAAAAAAAAAAAAAAAGAAAATCGTTTAAACTTTTTTAAGAGAAGAGGTAACCCCTCTTCTCTTATTTTCTTTCTTTTGTTTTGCAAAAATTAGAGACCAAACAATAAAATAATCATGGTTTACAATATTTGTAAAGGAGGAAATTACATTTATGGATGAGAAAAATAAAGAAGTTCAAGAGAATTTATATTCCAAAGATCTTTTCGAAGAAGAAATGAAACAATTGGATTCTGAACTGAAAGAAATAGATGCACTTTATGGCGAGATTAAAACGCACTATGACACTATAAAGAATGCTCAGTTTAAAGGAAGCTTAGTTTTTTTGAAAGATCAAACAAGTAACTTGATTTCTTTAAAAACTGCAAAGCTGAGTTATATAAAACAGAAGGCAGACCTAAAGAAAACTATCACTGACTATGCATTCAAAGAGAAAGCTTCTAACAAACAAGATACGGAAGTTGATACTCTTACAGAAGCTATCTATAAGAAAATTACCAGTGAATTTGGTTATGTCACAGATAAAGAAAGTGAACCTCATGTAAATGAAGTTGACAATATAGACACCCTATTAGATGAAGAACTTGAAAATGAAGACATTGGAAATATCATTGGAAGTAGTGTGAGTATTGAAACTGTAGAAGTTGACTATGAAACTGGTGAGGTTACTGAAGACGAAAATGATGAAGAAAATAATATCGAGAATGTTGTCGATTCAGAGCCTGAAGTAGATGAAACTAATGCGAATACTGTAATTGCGGTAGACATGGATACTAACACTTTTTATCAAATTGATGAAAAAACCTTTGAAATTGTTGAAGAATTAGGTACAATGGAAGATAAAATTGTTGATGAAGTAGAAATTGAGAATGATCTATATGCAATTGGTGAAAGTGGGAATATGTATCTCGTTATAAGTTTCGATGAAGAATAAAAATATTGAGGATTAAGACTAACAAGTCTTAATCCTCTTTCTTTTCTGTTCAAATTAGTTTCTCAGCTTTTAAAATTTCTAAAATTCTTTCTACATGGTTTTCTTTATATGTGATTCTGTAAAGTCTTATTTTATGTTTCTTACAGTAATCGTTCTTTATAGCATCATTGGTCAATGTATTTTGAAAGTTTTCTAATTTCTGTTCCTCACTTAATCCAAAACAAGGTTTATAATGTTGAACTCCATCATACTCAACTAGGAAAAATCCTTTCGTAGTATAGATACAGAAGTCAAATGGTAATTTTCTATGATTGTAGCATTCATTAAAAATTTTCTCTTGGTCGTATTTGATATGAAATGCATCTAGTATTGCAATGATGTCTTTCATAGGTTTTGATACTTTTGGATTGATACCTTTCTTTGCAAAGCTGTTGATCAGAGTATTAGATATGGAAAATTCGCCATCTATTATCTTTGCAGTATCTAAGGTATTTCTTAAAAATCCACCAAGTTTATTAAAGAAACCCATATAAAATCTCCGTTTTCTAAAATTTTTAAGTACTTGTTTTGTATGGATTTTAATAGAAAAAGGTGTATCAAAATGTATTTTAAATACATATTCTAATTGTAGATGAAATCACATTAAATTTTAACTAGAAAGGAAATTTTGTCTATGTTTACTTATTCTTACAATGGTCCGATTTCTCATTTTGAAAGAGTAATCGCAACTAACTGGAAAGGTTATACTACGGCACCTACACCTAAAAAAGCACTTGCAAATCTAACATTTAAAGCTAAGAAAGAGTTTGGTTTTGAGAACTTTGTAAAACTGACTTTAGATGAAAAATTCTTAAAGATTGAGGAAAAGAAGAATGACTAATTTGGAATTTAATTTTTGGGGGAATAATTACAACTACTATGACACAGTAGAAGATCTTCGAGATCAAATTAATAGAAAGTCATTAAACACGCACAATCCATTTATTGACTATGACGAATTAAAAGGGTTATGTTGTTATTTAGATCCTGATGGAAACCAAGTATGGATGGGTGATTTATCAGACATATGTAGGGAACATTATGTTAAATATGGTGATGAACTAAAATACATTAGTTACTTTACTTTAATCAACAACTACGAAATCATAAATTTCCCATATCTGTTAACATCTAGACACTTCCAAGCAAATAGTTTTTTCATAAAGGTTTTTAGACTAATAGAATTTTACCCTAACATTTTGTCCAGTATGATAAGATTTACTAATCATGCAGAACTTATTGAAGAATATAAAGATCACCCAAATCTAAATTGGGATATCATAGTGACAAACAATTTTCCAATTAGTTCAAGTAATATTCAAAAGTACTACGAATATATTCGAAAGTGTAAGTCATTCTTCTTTGATAAGCATCAGACATTTACTAAAGAAGATGTACTCTTCATTATCAATGCAGATATAGAAAAAACTCAGTCTCTTAATAGTGTTCTAACGTCTCCCTATCAGAATATAGAGTATCTATTTAAGACGCATAAATTTTCAGAAGAAGATTTGAGTTACATAGTTGAAAACATAAAGAGAATTAAGTTTGATGAAGAGAAAAAACAAACTCTTTCAAGTATGTATATTGCTCATATTAGACATCTGATATTAGAAACTCAAAACTATACTGAAAATTTATTGCTTCAGCATAAAGGTTTCTTTAGACAATATTGGACTTCTGCATGTATTCATGGAAATCTTAGTGAAGATTTCATAAACAACAATCCTAAGTACATCGATTGGGCTTGTCTATCTCAAAACCAAAAATTGTTAAATGGCAAGTATAGTGATGATTTCTATTACAGTCATGCTCTTGAAATAAAATGGAAACTCTTTAACGCAGATGCTCTCAAAAATTTCTATAAGAATGACAAAGAGAAATTTAAGGATTTCTTTATCAAGTTCTATACGTATATAGAACCAGACAATAGTGGGATTCTTTCGATGGTTGGAACTACTTCTATTTGTAATGAAGGTCCATATACTGAAAGTGAGTTACCAATATATTTTGGAGAACTTATACGAGAGTTTAGTCCTAGCGAAAAATTCGTAATGAGAATGAATGAAAGTTTTGCAAGTTATTTTTTCAAAACAAAGTATGATAGTAGAACGTTTATTACATTTTTGGAAGATGGCGACTATACTTTACATTTTGTAAAGAACTTCAAAAAGAGAATTTTTGAAATTTTGCTATCTGAGGACACAACTAAGCTCAGTAAAAGAACTAAGGAAAAGCTTAACAAACTAATTGAAGAATTGAAAGAACAAGAAAGGAAATAATGTTATGGACAATAACGAAGCAAAAAACAAGATCCAAGAAATTACAGATGAATTGGAGGAGCCTTTAAGAGAAGGACTTAATCCTATGAACGCAACTCCTAAAAATGGAGATACTGTTATCTTCTTGATTGAGAAAGATGACATAGTTCGTGTCGGAAAGATTGTATCGGACTATAATTGTATCATTGCTCAAGATGGAATTATATATGACGATGACATTGTTTCTGATAGATGGATAGTTCCGATTAATAGGATTCAGGAAACAATCCACTATAACGGTACATTTATGAAAGCTTATGATAATTTGGTAAGCATGAACACTGAAGAATTTAAAGCTCAACAGATAGAACATTATATCAACACTAGAGTAGTTGTAACTAAGGGAACTCTGTCTGATGACAAGCAATTCTTGGTAGAAACATTTACTAGAAATGTTAGAAAAGGTAGTATCGATTTTAAGAACTACAAATTCATGATGGAATTGTTATTTGACAATCCTGACAATGAATATGACAACCAAATTGATCTTAGAAATCTTAAAACTATCTGTTACAATATCTTCTCGATCATGAATCGTATTTCTCAAGAAACTTACGATGAAATCTATGCAAAGTTAGCAGAGTATAATAGCTAACTGAAATTAAAAAGAGATATAACCATCAAAGGTTATATCTCTTTTTTTTTGTTATTCTTTATATTTTAGATCCATCAAGTAGTTCATAAAGATACTGTAGTCTTTATCTACTACTTTGATGTACTCATACTGTGTTTGTTTTGCCATTACTACATCTTTGATTTTTTCCTTAGCTTTATCAACTTGTTGAATCTTTTCATGACGATTAGGATTGGATCCTCCATCCTTAATCTCAACTATTAGATTAAGACTAGCGATGTAAAAGTCAGGTATATAAAAATGATCTTTTCCTTCATAAGTGTAATGAAAGATTTGTGGAGCTGGAGCGAAGATGTCATTAGGGGACATTCTCATAACTAAGTCTAAGAATTCTAAGAATTCATGTTCATAAGAACCAGTGTATTTAGTTTTAGACTTTCCATCCGACCAAGTATAAACTCCTGAAATCTTACGATTTCCTAGCATTTTGGACTGTTGATTTGGATCATCTAAAAGGTGTGTCTTACCATACTTGGATAACATTCTTTTTTTGAACTCTTCTCTATAATCTTCCTTACATTTGTCAGAACAAAATCGTTCATATCTCTCTGTAGACTCATTCCATTTAGTTTCTTTATGGCACATGACACAAGAACCTTTAGTTTTCTTGTATTTGTAATTAAAATAACTTTGAGCTGGAGATAAACCTTTTAAATCTTCTTCATGTGTTAATTCCATATGAGAATACAAAGCTGATTTTGCTTTAGGTTGATCTTTCTTATCATTTGCTAAGTACTTGTTAGTACAGAACGGACACTTATAAAATGTTCTAGCCATAAATCATCACTCTCTACTTTCTAACTCAATCCAAATTTTCCTATTTGGATAGTAGCACAACTTATAAATAAAATCTGAATTAGGAGATTCATAAATTTCAAACTGCTCTAAAGTTTTCATATTTCTTTGATGGAGTAATCTAAAATTACCAGCCATGCTTTTTATAATTTTACGTCCATCATTTAAAACATCATCAAAATCCAGCTTACTATACTGCTCATATACACCATCCGCATAATTACAATCTGGGTCTAAAAGTGTAAATGTAAATTTAATTCTGTCAGTATATTCTAGTTTGTCTCTATAATGACCAACAAACCATCTCATATATCTCAATTTTTCTTCATGTAACTTTGTTTCATTTGGCAAACTAACTGAGTATAAATCTTTGTAAAAAGGTGATACTTGCATCATTCTTTCTATTTTTTTAAAGATGGTAAATCTGAGGTCATTGTTTATTTTAGTTAACTCAGTTGAGTTAAATTGCTTAGTTAAATTTAAAATTGGAATTTTATTGTAAATGTCTTTTAAAAACATTGTTTTTTCCATAATTTTGAACTGGTTTTCGTTCAATTTCATTATTGATACTCACACCTCTACTTTCTATTAAATTTCTACAGTAACCTTTTATATCTAATAGATTGTTAAAATTGAGAAACTATCTTAAAAAAGATAGTTTCCCATTATAATTTATTTTCTTTTCCTGTTTTTGTAATATCTAATGAATTTTGCCAAATGTGTATTAAAGAATACGGCTCCACTAGTATTTAATGTAACAGTTCCAAGTGATCTTAAAACACGTTTTTCTAAAAATTCTCTTCTAGCAGCTCTATATGAAGATGTTAAATAACTAGTTCCTTTGATGCAAACAACATATTTCTCTAGTTCTACAGGTTCAAAGAAAGAGAATAACTGTATTCCTTCTAATATCAGCTTTCTATGTGTTGACTGTTGTTTTCTAATACAAAAACTAACACAGTCTCTTACACTATTCTTTACATGAATTGTAGAATCAAAAGTTATACCACGATATTTTTGACCAGGACCAGTTAAAAACTCATATACATAAGGATTACGTTCTTTTAATTCTTCATCAGAATATTTTACATTTTCAATTAGATTGTCCATTTCAACAAAATCAATGTTTTCATTATTTTTTGAAAGTTGTCTTGTTAATGAACTCTTGCCAGAACCTGAAAAACCAAGAACAAAACAAACGTTTATTTCATTCTTAAACCATTTTTTCTTATTCCACCAAATATCTTTTTCTGTTTTTATAAAAGACTCAGTTAGAAACATACATTGATCGTACATTTTAAGCTGATTTTCATTTAGTACCATATTGATATTTATCCCCCTACTTTCTATTAAATTTTAATACGTAATTTTGATGTTTGGTTTACTAACCAGCCACAAACTCAAGCTTCCATTTTTATTAGGAAAAATTGCGATTGAAAGATTACTATTGGCTAACTTGGTTTCTTCTAAGTAATAACGAATATTTGCAGTAGCAGACCAAGAAGAAAGTTTAGGTTCTAAATAGTCAAAATCTTTATCTATGAAGCCATTATTTTGGTCTTGTAAGCAATAGCATATACCACTACCAGATTTAGCTCCATATTTAAAAATTTCAGAATTATAGGATCTATCAAATTTTAAAGTCTTTCCTAAGTAATGTTTTTTGATTGCAGTAATGATATTCTCTTTTTCTTCGTTAAACTCATGAATCATGTCTTTTGCAGGTAATTGAACTTTAGGATTTTTATAATCCATGATATTCTTAAGACACTTTTTAAAATCTAAGTATGCATAGAATCTATAAGTATCTTGAGTATTTTGTACTTTGATAGACGTATGACTCATATCTTTATAAGCGTAGTTGATTTCATCAAACACACTGTTAAGTTCTTTGATGATAATATTTTGAGTCAGACCAGACTCTCTTTCCAATTCAAAAATAGAAAATGGCTCGGAAAGATATTGTTGAATGGTCATTCTATAATCTTTTGCAGAAATGGCAAATACGTTAGGATATATCTTTTTTTCATCATAGATTTTTATTGGCTTACAAGTAGTTGTCTTTTCTAGAGCATCTTTTAAATGTTTTGTCATTTTCTGTAATTGCTCCAATGCAGACAAATATGAAATTTCTTGTAACGAAGCACTAAATAATCCTTCTGACAGTAATTTTTCGTTTAAAAATTCCATCTTCTTACTTTTCCTTTCTTCTAAAAAATAGTTTTTTATCATTTATGTATTTGTTTAACAACTAATTACAAAGTTTTTGTTAAAAAGGAGGATAATGTATAATGATTGAGTTATCACATTTAGAAGTTTATAGAGAACCTTTAAAGAAAGAATTTTTTTTAAACATTGATGACTTTGGTTCGGTATCTACATATGGTGAACTACCAGCATTAGCAAGGTTAGTTCAACGTTTAATAATTATGGAACCTAAAAGTTATCCTGACGATCCTGATATGGGAGTTGGCATTTCTAATTACGAGTTTGAATTTTTAGATGCTATTACAATAAATGAGCTAACTTTAAAAATTTCAACTCAAATTAACAAGTACATTCCAAATAATAATATAGATTCTGTAATAGTAGAAGCTATTGCTAATGATAAAACTGGGGTAAATAATACCATTGGCATTCTTATAAATTTCGTTAAGGATATTGAAGGAAAATCAAATATGATTCTTACTTTTGATAAAGTTGGAAAAACTGGTAAAATTGATAGTAAGATCTACATCTAATTTTTATTCTTAAAAAATATGTACTAACATTAAAATAGTCTAAATTACCATAACGATTTAAATAAAGGAGGTAAACACTCGAAATGGAAAATATTTTAAACAATGAAGATTTAAGAGAAAATGTAACTGTTTTAGATGATACTTTGAATGAAACTATGAATAATAAGCTGCAGACAACTACCGATAATACTGTTACTGCAGGTAATGTGGTTAATGCCATGCTACAAGCTAAAATGATTAATGACAATACCCATCAATATGTAGAAACAACTACTACTCCTCATATTGAAATTCCCAATCAACAACAGTATGTAACTAAAATTCCTGGTAATATTGAAGGTATGAATATAGTTACTCCTTTAGTTAAAGAAGGAATGGCTGCACCTAAAACTATTGACCTATCAGACCTACCTATGGATGATGATGCTTCATATAGTTCTGTTTTAGGAAACTTAGATGATGAGCCTCTTACAACTTATGCAGATGACCTTTCAATGAGAGGAAATAACAATACAAATGTACACTATCATACAGAGTTAGAAGGATTAAACAACGATCCTGTTCCTACAGTTAAGAACGAACTTGATTTTGGTGTAAACTTTAGTGCTGAAGAGATTGACTTTTCTAAGGATGCTAACACTACTGAATTTAGTGCAGAGGATGCATTAACTGAAGATGTCATTAAGCAGTCTAAAGATGAGGAAAACTACATTTACCATTCATATGCAGACCAGAAGATTTCTCATAGAGGAAACAATTCTAAGCTGTCTTTCTTGGATAAAATCTCTGTAGATTTAAAGGATGTTACGATTACAAAGAAGTCTCCAATCGAACAGGTTGAAGATATCAACGCTATGTTTAACAATAACATTGCAACATTTACAGTTACTTGCTGTCAATCTGGTTACTGGGCTTCTATGTCTGGTTTAACTTTAGCAGAGAAGAATGCAATTAACAATTCTGATGGTGGTTCTATCTTCCAGTTCAGACAGAAATTGTATCATACTGTTTATAACAAGATTCAGGCAATGTCTATTCCTAAGCCTAACTTCAATAACTGGCTGAAGATCACTTCTTTCAATGACTTGGCAACACTGTTATTCGGTATCTATTGTCAGACATTCATTGACAATAACGATTTCGATATTACTTGTGGTAAGTGCGGTAAGACAACTTCTGTAACTGTTAACAATCAGTCTTTAGTAGAAGTTAGAGATCGTTCTGTATTTGAAAAGCGTGATGAAATTATTGGCACTATTGAGAATGGTGAACAGTTAGTAGCAAATTCCATTGTCCATAAGGATGAGCGTATCATGCTAAACGAAAGTAAGATCATTGTAGATGTAGCTACTCCTTCTTTACATGACCATCTAACTTTACTACAGTCTTCTAAGCAAGAGACTTTACAGGAATACGCAGATACTTTCTCTGCAATGTTGTTTATCAGTCATCTTTATATGTTGAACATTAGAGAGACTTATAATACTGGTAAGCCTGCTTACTATGAAATTGATGATAAGGCTAGACTACTTAACATTCTTCTCAAGCTTTCTAACAATGATGGTGAACAGTTAGAAAATGCTATTCAGGAAAAACTTGGAAAGTACCAGATTAATTACGAAATTCACAATGTAACTTGTTCTCATTGTAAGTCTCAGCTACCTGGTATTCCAGTTGATATGGAAAACATCCTTTTTACACGTCTAAACAGGACGAACACGGAGAGGTAAGTTATAAACTTTCAAGAGCTAGTGACTCTGATTTTATAGTTTCCGTACTTGACCTGTTTAGTGGACAGATGTCATTAACAGAAGTTCTAAATTCTGAAATAGCAGTTCTTAAAGAATTGTGTGAAGCAAGAACTAAGTTACTTGAAGAAAAAGAGAAAGCTAAAGCAAAGGCAATGTCAAAAATTGAAAATGACAGAGCTTATAACGACTTGAATAAAATTTACAACCAACGTTAAAATTTCATTTACTATTTTACACCTTTCTGTAAAAGTTTTATTGATGATGAAAATGCTAATTACAGAAAGTCAGGTGATTGTGTGAATCCATACTTAAAAAAATTTAAGAGTCTAACAACTTGGATTACTGATGATAGAGTTGAGAACTTATTAGAGGGAACTTTATATCTAAAAGAAGCTTTCAAATTTATCGAGTTACTTTTAGTGCTTGATGAGAATAATTTTGAGTATGAGCTTGTTTCTGGATTTAAAGGAAAGACTCATTTTAAAGAAGAACAGAATATGTTCAAGGATATCGTTATAGAAGTGTCTGAACAAGAATTAAGAAATGTAGTTGAGTTTTTTAACAGTTCTGTAAAGTATAATGAAACTTTTAGCGTACAAGAATTATCAAACACAAATCTAAAGATTCAACTAAGGGACTGAAATATGTCCCTTAGTTGATTTTCTATAAACAAGTGTAACGAATTTTAAACTAAATTTTAAATATATATTCTGATTGTGTAAGAAGGAGAATATATGGTGGTGCACAAGAAGTGACGATTATATTCTTTCTGTATGTTTGCAAGATACAGAGAAGACGAAGGCCAAGTCAACCATTGCAATTCTTACATATCATAGAGATAGGTTGGTCTTACCTTGGATCCAACCAAACAATCTTACCTAAAAAGCCCTAAAGAACTCGTAACGTGGAATTACTGAGATGTATGATAAAGGCGGCCAAGATGTACCACGAGAGTTGTTGCTCCAAATAATACAACCACATCAGGCTATGAGTTTGCTCTAGAGAGCAGTAGATTAGTTTATGCTAGACCATCCCATCCTCCTGCCCTAGCCAACTAATCGAGAACGGTAAGCTCTTCTTTTCAAAAGAAGTTGAAGAAAACTCAAAATTCATAATGGTTAAAACGTTATGAGACATAAAAAAGAGAAGTGTGGGATGGCACTTCTTTTTTTTTTTACAAGATCACATAATTTCAATTCTAAGGAGACAAAAAAGAAAATGGGACAGGCAAACATAGATCAACTTTTTTTGAACTCAAATATCATAGATGAAGCAGAAACAAAAGAAAAAATTAAGTCTACACTAGCTAAAATAGCGAGAGAAGTTAGTAAGTCTTTAGGTCCATACGGTTCAACTACTATCATTGAAGATAGACTTGGTGACCATTATATAACCAAAAA